GCCTCCGTCCGCATTTGATAGTCCTATAATGCCCATCGGTTCAGAACATAAGTCAACCGTATAAGGGGCAGCGATGCCATGAGTAGCCCATGTCTTTTTATAAGTCCATGTATCCGGATCGTTTCCTTGTTTCCTTATCCAGGTATGTTTCAAGGGTATAAAAAGACTAACCCCCCATGCTATAAGACCTTGAGGGTCGACTTCGCCAAATCCGGCTGTTCGCAGATCATCCCAATTATTTTGAAGCATTGCCAGAGGCATAAGAACTTCATTCTCTGCCGCCGTCAGCCCCGACACTGCTTCGGAATAATAGAGACGATGCACATTTGAAGCATCTATCATGTGTAAGCGCCCATAGTGGTACTCAAGGAATTTTGAATCTATTTGGGGGCCGTAATCGTCAACATAAGACGCTCCGGCTGCTGCGATAGAAGCGTCACTCTCGTTGTCTGTGTAGGTCGTAGTCGTGTTATCGGCTACGTTGGCAACAAAGTATATGTCTCCTATGGTTCCCGCCGTTCCTGGCCCTCTGTAGAGGTTACGGGTTATGGTCGGCTCGGTGCCATAATATGCCGCGTAGGGGCAAAGGGGAATGTCCGTCCAGGCGATCTTGTTGGTGACTACCGTGACATTTGCGCTTGCCGCTGAAAGACCCGTTTCGTAGGTGTGACCATTCGGCCAAGTGATCTTGTAGGAAACATAGCCGAAATAATCACCGTCCGGGCTGCCTGCCACACCCGAATCCGCAAGCGTCGGAGCCGTTGTCGGATTCGCTATTTTTGCCGGGTAGAGATTGCCGGAAGCGTCGAAAAGCGCCTGATACGCTCCGTTAGTGCAATGAAGAAAGTTTTTGTACTGCTTAAACATCCATAGAGCGGCTGAAAAAGCCGTTGACAGCGCTGTAAAATCTCCTCCCGATGATGAATACAGGCCGACATTTGCTCCGGCGATAACGAGCGTCTTGAATCGTTTTATAGAATGGATTGCCGCCAACGCTGTAGAATTAAGAGCGGTAAACTGGGGCCTCAACGCCTGGCTTCCATCCACTTCAAAGATGACATTTTTTGCCACCTTCAAATATCCGGGTTGCTGAAGAGCGGATCTACCATCCCATGACAAACCTTTATGAAACAATATGTTTTCTAAAGGCATTAAAAACTCCCAATACGTCCCGCTAAAATGTGTTGAATCTCCGCTTTGGTAAGTCGACAATCTTCTAAAATTTCTTCTGTTAATATTAATTTAAGATAAAGATGGCTATTAAATATTGCGAGCGACATTACGTTCATCTTAGTCCCACTTGCCCAAGAATAATTAGCATTTCTTCTTCTAAAACGGATCTGTAATAGTTTTATCGGAATGCCTTCCATTATATCTCCTGTGGAAAATTCACGATATCTGTGACGAAAACCGACCCAGAAAGGAATAACAACACTAACCATAAATTGTGTCCGCTTATCTTTCCCCTGGAAATTGATTCCGATATGTTTCTTTTCTCCCTCACTGGCTCGGTAAAACATTTCTCTCCCCCCTTACTTTATCCTCGGTCTAATAAATGTAGGTTTTTCATTAAATGGCCTGCGTTCTTTAAGCGCTTTGCCAATGCCCGCTGCCTGGTTAAATATGTTGTCATAAAATGCCGCCCGTTGAAATTCCCGGCTATTCTCATGGAAGGTACGGAGAAGGTCGGCCACAACTCCCATTGCATATTTCCGATGATAGAGCCGTGGGACCTCTGGATATTGATCATCGCCGCCCGTTTCCGGGAACGGCGTTGGGTAAGGGATGTAGTCAACCCTGATATTCCCCGCCGGGACGGTGATATTTGCTATTACTCCGTATTCAGAGGAAAAAATGTATTGCTCGTCGCTATCCCAGGAGGTCACCACTCCATATTCCCCAACGAGGATTTGGTAAGAATCGCCTGCCGTCCAAGTATTCAGTGTCCCTCCTGACAAAGCAGCCGTCAAGACGATCTGCGTTGCCGCAATAGTCAAAATCACTCCCTCTGATCCGTCCGTAACGTTCTTTATTGCCATGCCGGAAATAATGCCAAGAGTCGTAAAGTCAACCGCGGTATCGTTCAGGGTAGTAGCATTCCCGCTTGTTGCCTGGCCGGTGACATCATTTACAGCCCCTGGAATATCGCCTCCGATCACCACTCCGGTATCCGGGGAAAGTGTATAATCCGTTCCGTCTGCATCCGGCGTCTGATAAACGCCCAAAGTCTGGATATTGCCTATCGTCTCCCCCATATAACAAACCATTGGATTGCCGCCGCTGTCAACCAACCAACCACCGTAATGGGCGTCCATATATTTGAGGTCCCGGACATTAAGTTCCTGATAACTGTCAGCAGAAATATAATACTTCGGCTTTCCGATAATGCCGCCTTCCATGCAGTTTTCCGGCAATTTATAGGTTCGGTATCCTGATTTGACAAGCAAAAGGGCAAGTTTTTTCAGGCATTGGCTGTGATAGACAAACTCGTTTTGCCGGTCATTAAGAAGCTCCACAATAAGCCATCGGGGAAATTTATCATAAGTGACAGTTGTCCCTTCTACTTGCCCAACTTCCCATAGGATTGTGCGGAGAAGCTCACTTAATTTCATACCTTGAAATATGTCCGCCATTAGCTATCCTTCAACGGGCCTCAGGTTGCCCCGGGCCCCACACATTATATTCTTTCTCATCCATGTCCCGATCTTCCGCAAAAAGTCCGTCTTCAAGTTGATCCTGCCTTGTTGCCTTGCGTCCATGACGTTTATCTGTCCAAATAGTTGAAATAATGCTATTATAGGTTGCGGTGGCATAAATCTTGTAAGTATCGCCTACTGTCCAGGCATTCAGACTGCCGCCCGTAAGCGCTGCCGTGGTGATAGAATCTTCAGTTACTTCCGTAATAAGCGCTTGTGAACCATCTGTGATGTTTTTTGCCAGAACACCGGCGATGATTCCACACGATCCAAAGTCAGCTCCCCTATCGAGCAGAACCGTCGCACTTGATCCGGCCTTTGCCGTGCCTGTGGCGATGTGGTCATTGTCCCTATGGATTTCGGCTACAGCGTTTCCCATTGGTTACTTCACCTTATCAATATCAATTCCGGTTATAAAATTCTTTTTCGACCCGCTTTTGTCCTTTACCTTTTTTTCTAAGAATTTCAGTTTATCCAACTGCTCATCGGTCATCGTACAACCCCATTCCTTGCGCATATTCTTTTCCTGTTCGGAACGGGTCTTACCAAAGTGATCGTGCTTGCCTTTAATGATAATCTCCATCATCTTTTATCTTTCTTCTTTGTTTTAGGCTCATTAATTTCCGGTTTAGACGCCAAAAACAAATCCACGAGCCCGAACCGACCTTCTTCAGATTCAGACAACCTTAGACTTTCCAATATCTGTTCTCTTGTTTTCATTTTTCCTCCTTTTGAAAGGCAGGGTGAGCTTCCCGTCACCCTGCCCATCAATCATCTTTACATCTTTGCCTTTTATGTACTCGTCGCTAATCCTCCACCGTCATAGATGCCAGTGCAAATTAGGCCGCCTTCAACAATCCTGCCCGTGCTGACATCAGCAACGGCAAAGTGCATATTGCTGATATAGCCCGTGTTGCCAGAACCGGAAACGGTGATATAGATGCCTGTATCGGAATCCGCACCGAACCGACAATCGCTGATGGCCGCGTCATACACCGGCGCCAGCATGGTAATGCAGGCATCGGACATATTATTGGCATTGCCTCCGAGAAAATCGCAATCCCGTATGATAGGTCTCACAACCTGGTTTGCGGAGCCCACGAGGTTAATTCCGCCAACAGTGCCATCGTACTTGGCTTGGAATCGGCAATGCACGATCGCTATCTCGTTGCAGCCCTCCCCGTATAATTGACCATCGCCTTTAATGGCGCAATTATAAATAGAAAATCCGGTTGTGCCTTCCTGGGTTCTGGTTGCTCCATTACACCTGAGATGAATTGCATAGGTAGCATCCTCCGTGAAGAAGCCTATGTTTTCAATATGCAGACATGGCGCATCTACTGTCAGGGGGGTAGCGGTAGCGAACTTCCATCTGACGCCGAGGAAGTCCGTCGGGACGCCGCGTTGAGTAACGCCAATGAGGGACTTGTTGGCATTGGTGGCGGTGACGCCACTTCCGCCAGCCCCTCCGAGCGTTACCGAAGCATCTTCCGTGTATCGGGCAAAACCAGTGCCGAGCGTATAGGTCTTTTGCTTGATATAAATAACATCTCCGCCAGTGGAAACTGTCACGGCTCTTTGGATTGTTTTGATAGCATCCGATGGCGTCAACCCGTTATTTTGGTCGCTTCCATTATCCCCGTCCACAAAATAATGACTTGCCCAGGGACTTGAATACCTGCCGCTTTCACCAAAAACCGGCACCCCGGAAACTTGTAATTCCGTTAAATTAGTTAATCCCATTTTTATTCTCCTTTCAATAGGAACACTGCCCTGTCTTTACTCTCATGCGGTGCCCATGAAAATTTCATTCACGCTTACCCGGTTTGGCTAAAAAGGACTTTTGAGTTATCCTGTTTTAACCGTTAGTTTCTCCTTGACAAATAATCCTTTTCATATTACCTTGCATAATAAGGAAACATAAAAAAGGAGCTGATATGACGAAAAAATGTGGTTTCGCGGTAACTCCCCAACTCAGAGAAAAGCACTGGAATTGGAAAGGTGGTAGAAGCTCTACGGGCAATGGTTATTATGAAATACTTCGTCCCAACCACCCAAACGCCAACAAGCGAGGTCATGTCCTTGAACATCGGCTTGTTATGGAAAAGACTCTTGGCCGATATCTTACAAAATCGGAAAAGGTTCACCATATAAACGGTGATCCTTCCGATAACAGACCAGAAAACCTTGTCGTGCTTTCCCACCGAGTCCACTTGCGCCAACATATGTGTAAGGCTGGGGAGAACCAGACCTTGCTTGAAAACAAAGAATGGCTCTCCGATCAGCACACACATGGATTTAATACCAACGAAATCGCCGCTACTATCGGCTGTGGAGCGCAAGCC